AATTCAGTGTCGAAATCCGCCTCGGCTCGGCGAGACGGGTCTGAATTAGAATCATTACTTCCTAATAATCCCACACCCTCGACTCGATGTGGTTTTGTTTTCCCAACTTTCTTTTTCGGTTTCTTTTTTGCTGTCTTTTTCTTCATAAATGGCATAAATATATTATAGCAAATTAAATTCCATTCTTCTAGTGTAATGTTTTCAGCCATTTTACGATACAACGGCTTTTAATACAAAGAAGCGTAAGGGAGTGGCTGATGTTATGGACGAGGCTGTTCTATTAGCGATACTGATAGTAGCGGAACCCGCTCCGCAAACAGTTGAAAATACCCAAGCTCCGCCGTTGGTAGCCGAGATGTGCTGGACTAAAAGATAGTCGTTAGCGGCAATAAAAGAGTTGGTTAGAGTAAAGGTGACGATGGCGGCGGCCGCTTGAGCGGCACTGAACATTGTTATGTTTCCGCATAGTTTGTTCAAGGTCACTGTAGTAGCTCGGCTAGTGAGTTGAGTGACAGTGCCTCCCGCTCCGGCAGAATATCCTATTCCTCCACCGCTTGAAGTCTGTGCTCCTGTGGTTATTAAAGAAGCTCCGATAGCCGCTCCGATATTCGGAGTGGTAAAAGCAGGAGAGATAAGATTAGCTTTCAAGTTGAGAGCGTTTTGTAAATCAGTTTGAGCGGATAATACTCCGCTGATTGCTCCCCAAGCACTTGGAACGCCACCCTCACCAAAAAGAGCATAAGCATCATTAAAAACACCCGTCCACACACCCCCTACCACGATGAAAAACTTTCCTGTGTCTGTTTCAAGAAAAGTCCATCCTGTCACGGGACTTGGAGGTTTGGTATCGGTTGAAAGTCCTGTGATAAATACCGAATTTTCGTCTTGAGCTAAATAAGATAATGCCATTATAGTATGCGATAAGTAAAAGTATAACTCCACGTTTGATTATTAGGGTCCGACGCAACCCAGGAAACATTAGCGCGATCGTTCGCGACATCAGCATTTATCTCAGCCGCCATTCCCGCGATAGCTCCCGATACCGCCGTGCCTCCGCATTGAAAGGTGCTGGCAAAAGCCGAAGCGACAGGAAGGCTGATACCGAATGTGGTGACAGTGGCCGTTAAAGTGGGGTCTGCGACAAAGTTGCCCGAGACTGTGACTGTGTTGCCTACCCGCAAGTATTGAGCGTCTGACCCTGTAATGGTAGCAAGATTAGCAACATTCGTAAATGTCGGCGTGTAGACACCCGAAGCGGTGACTACGGGTGTTTGCCAGGTATAGGTGTTGGTTCCAGTGATTGTAGGCACTTGTCCCACTGTTGTGGAATCTGCGGTAATGATAGGCAGTCTTGTCGGTCCTGTGGTTTTGGTGAAATATAGAGCATCTGTCAGAAACTCAATAACCCCAGCTTCAGGGGCTGTCAATAATACCCCAGAGGTGAACTTGAGGGGTGCGGTGCTTGCAGTTGCTGTACCTGCTTGTAGGTGGAGAACGGCTGTCGGAGCCGTTATTCCAATACCGACAAGACCAACACTGAAAGACATCGTAGCAATGGGTGCCACTAATCCTGTCCCAGAATAGATAGTCCCCCCCTTATCGGCTGTCGTATGTTGCCTGATAGAAAACTCGGGATAAGTTCTTGCTCCTCTAATCCAAGAAATTTCAGGTCGGTGACCAGAATCTCCGTTAAAGACGATAGAAGGTAGTGTCGCATCACCTGACCAAGCTACGCCTTGTGAATTAAACTTAGCCACAGTGAAAGCTCCGCTAGTCGTATCGTTCACCAGAAAACTATTTCTTGTATGAAGTTTGCTTTGTGGACTTACTATTCCAATGCCGACGTTCCCAACATTAAAGGTCATCGTGGCAACGGGGACAACCAGCCCAGTTCCCGAATAGATTGTCCCTCCCGTATCGCTCGTTACATTTTCTCTAATGGCAAATTCGGGATAAGTTCTCAAGCTTCTTATCCAAGCTATTTCCGGTCGTTGGGTAGAGCTTCCATTAAAGACTATGGCGGGCAAGGTTGCGTCAGCAGACCAAGCGACACCTACGGAATTAAACTTAGCGGTATCAAGGACTCCTGTATTGAGCAGTCCCAGGATAGGAAGAGTGCTAATAATGGAAGAATTAAGAGTGAAACGAGACCCTCCATTTGTAGCGGTGAAATATAGATTTGTTCCGTCAAATTCAATCGCTCCTGCTTCTGTTGTGGTGAGATTCGTCCCTGCGGTGAATTTAAGCGGAGCCGACGAGATTGCCGCCGCACCAGCTTTTAATTGTAGAACGGCTGTTGGAGTCGTTGTACCCCCGATACCGACGTTGCCTGATTCGTCCACAATGAATTTAGTTGTGCCGTCAATCTGTAATTGAATGCCAGTATTAGTATTGGGACCCCCGTCAGGAACTGAAACATTTATAAAGAGTGGTTTGTTTGAGGCAAAAGGAGAACTAGCTGTGATATACATTCCGCTAGCGTCTCCGCCGTTTAGTTCTACATATTGGTCGGCGGCAGTAGTTCTGGTAGATCTTATTGCTCCAGCTACTTGTAAGGGAGTAGCTGGTATCGTCGTTCCAACCCCAACATTGCCATTGCCTAAAACAGAAAATCTCGTGCCGCCAACCAGTGTATAAGCTACGGCGGCATTGGCGCCCGTTATTGCCGCCGTGGTCATGGAGGTATTGCTCGCGATTGCCGAGATTGCCACAGTCTCGCCGTTTATGGTAATCGTGTCTCCAATCTTAAACGTATTTAGAAATAGTGTTCCGACGCCAGTGACAGTTGTGCCGCCAGCAGAGTTGGAGACTGTACCGCTACCTACTGTATCCTGAGTGACTTGAAAATTAGTCGTTGGGACAGTCGTCCCAATCCCGACTCCATTTGGTGCGACTATCCTAAGAGTATCGGTAGTGGTGTTTCCCGCAATATAGATTGTGGTCTTGTTAGGGTCGGCGGCATCCGCGAAGGCGAGCGTCCCCAATGCACTGTTGTACAGGAGTTTAGTCAGATAGGTGCCGTGTTGTTTTGACTGGTTTAGACGAAGCGTGCCGTTTAAGTCTACATACCCGTCAATTGCCACGAAGCCAATCACATGGCTCTCAATATAATCAGCCACACCTGGTCCAAACGAGACTCGCACAAGCGTGTCAGTGCCAAAGTCACTATCAATAATCAAACCGTTACCGTTGAGGCGTGACTCAGTGGTAAATGGTTTAGACAGCAACACTCCCGCCCCGTTTTTTACCTGAAACCAAGAATTCGTCCATGTGGTATTTGCCGACCCAGAAATTTCCACGGCATAGCCGACAGTGTGTCCAGCAAGCCGGACATTATTGAAGAAAATCGCCTCGGCAAAATTCGCCGTATCGGTCTGTTCTATCAAAATGTTATGTTCGTGAGCGGCAGTGATGGCTGGCTGGATAGCAAGCCCGTTAAAATAGAGATACGCAACGGGGAAAGTCGTGTCGGTAGTAATCCACAGACCTTTTTTAGTGAACTCTTGAATAGTGATGTTGTCAAAGAATTGAGAGTATGAACCGCCCCGAATTTTCAGTCCATAGTAGCCGAGTGCTCGTCCGTTAAGCTCCAAGTTTTGCAACTGCACTCCTTGATTGAGCTGTGTGTCGTTGGAAATAGTGACGACAGGTTGAGTTATATCAAATGGAACAAGTCCCGCTCGGTTGGTTCCAGAACTGACCCTTCCAATATGGGAACCGATAAGACGAATCTTCGGACGGTTGATGAGGATATTGATTGCGTAAGTGCCAGGGGGAACAAGCACTGTACCTCCAGCGACAGGAACAGCCGCAATAGCGGCATTAAAAGCGGCAGTATCATCCGCTATGCCGTTGCCAATGGCGCCGTAGTCAAGGACATTTACCATCCCATCGCTTGCGATTTGAGAGAGAGTTCCACTGGCTCCCACAGTTAAGATAGAGCTGGGCGTTCCCCCAGTAATCGTAGTGACTCCAATTCCAATAGAACCTACACCATGTGGGGCATTATCAACAGAAATTTGTAGATTGCTTACTTTGTTGATAAGAAATTGAGTGCGTTGGTCTAATATGCCGATTGACCATTTTTGCAGAAACTCCAAGAGATTTTTCTGTGATTTATCAATTCCTTTAACCGCCGACATATCCAGTCGCTCATCTTCTTTTAAGAGTTCCAGCTTTGATTTTATTCTCCCTCCGTCGTCTAAAATGATTTCTTTCTGTTCCGGCAGTTTAATTTTTGCCAGCACTTTATCCACAATCGTTTCTTCGTCCGCATTTTTGCCGTCCTTCGGCTTAATCTGCTCTACTGTTTTTATCAGAGCTTTTATTTCTTTTAACTTAGTGGAAAAATCGGCGGAAATCTTAACTCCCGCTTCCAATGTTTCACGATTAACGCTCAGTAGTATCTTATTGTTTTCCTCTACTACTCTATTTAATAAGTCTGTTACACTTTTCTTAGTTTCCGCGTTTAACGCTACATTTTCTTTCTTATTGTTAGCAAGAATTTGAATAATTGCCTTTAAAACTTCGGCAATATCTTCTTGGCTCACTATTTTGTCTAGTGAGAACATCCTCGAAAGTTTTTTTAATTGTTCTTTGTTGTCTTCCATAATATGCGTATATTATAAGGATATTTTAACAATGCTTGACTTTTAATTGCTTATATGCTAGTGTTAAGGTATGGTTAAACTTATCGTTTTATTGATTATATTCGTCTCTTGTTTCGGTGCAACTTGGGAATATCTTAGTCCAAAGAACCGATAACAGCTCCACCTACTCCTACTCCACCTGCTCCAACTCCTAATCCAACAAGCCACTTCAAAATTGGATACTTTAAGGCTAACGCCTGAATTTTATTTATTCCGATTTCTTTGGTATTTTTATCTGCAATATTTCCAAGCACCTCTAGCATGTGGGATTCTTTTAATAAATCGGCCCTATATTTATTCCCTTTTGGAAGTAGACTAGCCACATATTCATTTGCCTTTTTTCTTGCAGTCAATACAATTTCCCTTTTTACATTTTCGCCAAGTCCTTGAGATTCAAGCAACTTTCTAATTGCAGGTATATTATCAAATGCTTGTCTAGCATCCAATAATCCGGCAGTATCTTTACTTCCAACATGTTTAATAAATTCTTTAACCACAGCATCATAAGTTTTTTCCGCGTTCGCATCAGAAGCAAAGATAAGTTTCAGTTCACTCTTGCCAGCATTTAATTTTGTTTTTAATTGTTTTGTGTTAAATGGGACTTTAAATTTCTTAACATATGACTTTACTTTGTTATTTATTTTACTAACGGCGGAGTCAAGAGCATCCACATTTTGTGGTATTGTTTTCTTCATTGAAACTACTCCTTTTACCGAATCCGCCAGTTGTATATCTCTTTTGGATGGAAGTATTTTACTTGGTCTTATTATTCCTTGCTCTGTAACTCTCCCTTGTGCTATCGCCTGTTGTTTTATTTTACTTGTGGCTTTTGGTGACACTAAATCCAAAGCGAAATCTGTTTCATTCGTTGGTTTACCGAGGATTTTATCTACTGCTGTTTTCCCAGAACTCGGTACTTTTCTAACTATTGAAACTGCATTTGACACTCCACCACTTACTCCTCCCAACGCTCCACCAACAACACCACCGGTAACTGACCCGATAGCAGTATTCTTTAATGTTGAACCTACTGTTGCTCCTTCCTCGAGTCCGGTAGAAGCTCCACCGACTCCTCCTACTATTGAACCTACTTTGGCTCCAGTTTTAAAACCCTGGATTATCCCTTCTTTAATTCCAGTAGTAACTACATTTTTTCCAGCACCACCTCCTGAAATAAGTAATCCAATATCCACACCAGTTTTAGCGGCATCTTTTAATGCTGAAATGTTTTCAGGTGTAAATCCCTTAGTTACATCAAAATTCTTGCCTATTCTTTCTACTTCACCTAAATAATCTCCTGAAAATGGTTGCGTTTCTTCTTGCCCTGTTGCTACTTGAGCTGTATTTATAAGGCTAGTTGCAGATTTGGCTAGGGGTCTAATAGTTTCGCGTACAACTTTTCCTAAAAAGGATGGTTCTTCAGATTGTGATTCTTGTTCTTTAATAGCTTTTCGCGCTTCAAAAACATTGATTTTAGCTTCGCTATATCCTGCCGTTTTAAGTTTTAATCTCTGGTCTTGTGTAAGCATTTTATTCTACTAAAGCGTCCATATCGGTAAATTCTTGTTCGCTTAAATCAGCTATGTTTAATAATGTGTCAATCTGTTCAGAAGTAACTTTGTAAGTATTAGTTAAGGCGGCTTTTTGCAGAGCTAATCTTCCATCCATTGAACTTGATAAAGAATTAAGTCCTGCTAAAGTTACAGAATTTCTAACATTAGGAATACCGAAAAAACTACTATTTAATTGTCCTGCAATTTGGTCAAATGCCGCCGCTTCGCCTGGAACAACTACTCCTTGTTCAAGAGCAGTAGAAATCTCTGAACGAAGTTGAACTTTTAGAGAATTTAATATACCCGCTCCCCTTCCACTTAGTTTTTCATAGTTTCCGTATTTTTCTACTGCCGCTTTTGCTTTTTCTAATGTAAGTTTAAGATTCTGCGCCGCTTGAGCGGCCTTGAATTGAGTTGTAGCCAACACTTTTGGATTTATTGTAGTTCCAGCGTTTACTAAATCACTTTGTAATTTTTGTATTTCAAGATTTCGTTTTTCGTCCACAATTTGACCTGTCAATCTTTCTAAATCTGTTTTGAATGTTGGAGATTTATAATCCAGTTTTGCTATCTTAGCTCCAAGAGAAGATTGTCCAGTTTCAAACGCCATCTTAGCATACATATTTTGTTCAGTATGTAAGTCTTGAGTTTCTTTATAGGCTCGGTCTTCCAACTTATCCAATTTCTCCAACGCTTTTTTTTCTTTCTCTGTGGCAAAATCATAAACAGCTTTTTTTATTTCTTTTTTATATTCATATTCATTTTTAGCATCTTCCGAATAAATCTTAAATAGAGTGTCTAAGTTATCGTTCGCCATCTCTAGGTTGCCCTGCGCCGCCGAAAGTTGGGCTTGGATAGGGAGAGCCGCTATGGCTGTTTCTCTGCCAATTTGAGCCTGCTGACCCCCTATAATGGCTTCTGGAATGCCTCTACCTTGTCCTACTAGGGATAATTGGTTGGCTTGACCTCTAGCCACTATTCCATTTAGTTGTCCTGTTAAGTCATTTACCAACTGCTGTTCTTTGAGTATTTGGGTTTCTTTTTGAGCTTTCTTGTAAGCATCAGCTTTAGATGGCGGCTCGACGATGGACTTCAGCATATCTTGAAAAGCGGTATCTTTCTCTTTTGTCGCGTCCGCCACTTGTTGTTCTATCGGAGTGGGAATATATTGCGAATAATCAGTCGCCGCAGGTTCAGGAAAAACAATTTTATCATTGTAGGGATTTAGGACAGTTGGAGCATTTATCACATTAGAAGTAGGTGTGCTTCTAGTACCTGTGGATAAAGTAGAACTTCCGCCTGTGTCGCCTGTTCTCAAACTAGAGGAATAAGTGGAAGCTCCAGTTAAATTATTTATTGCCGGGCCTTGAAAGAGAGCTGAACTACCTGAACCGCCAGAACTTCTTAGCGCGGGGGAATAGGTGGAAGCTCCGGTCTTGGTATTTATTGCCGGGCCTTGAAATGAAGGTGGTTGAGGTTGATTCACTAATGCTCCGCTTCTCGGAACAGCTTTTTTACTCGCAATTATATTTTGTGCGATTTGTGCCCCTGAAAGATTTATATTACCGGTAACTAAATTACTGGGATTAAGTTTTGCTCCCGGCAAAAGGGTAGCATTTAATACTGCTCCTGTTTGACTTGAGCCACCTACCTTTTTTACTGCGCTAGAAACAGCCGAGCCAACTATCTTCGCTCCGCCAGCTACATTTTTGGCATAACTCGTTGCCGCCTTCTTAACTTTTGATATTACTGATTTTATTGCCATAAATTTATACTAAGGTAAAAGTATTTGGGGAGGAGCATATAAACAGTGAACCTCCAAGTTCTAAAATTTCACCCACTTCTCCGACTGGTGGAAGTTGGTTATAATGCGGAACTTTTAATCGTGTCGCAAAATTTGAAAATTTATTGAAGTCCTGATGACTGGAAAAGTTGTTGCGGTAAACCTCTTTCTGCAAAGCAGTAAGGTCACTTTTCAAAATTTGTAATTGTTCTTCCGTTGTTTTATCCATATAAATTAAGGGTTATTTAACAATGTGGCTAGTGCGACTAATTCGGTAATTTCCGCTCCTCCGGTGGATTCTACGCGGAATAGAAACTCTCTGCCCGAAGTAAAACTTTTGTTATTAGTTTCTTCCCGCAAGAAAGTATGCGATACTCCTCCCGTGGTAGAGAAATTTCCGATTGTTGTCCAAGTCAAATCTCCATCCACTTTATATTTTACCACAATACTCTCATTTATCTTTAATTCTCTAAAAGAAACTTTGACGGAATCCAACCTCTTATCGTTATTGATGTTTCCAAAATTGTATATCTGTGTTTCAAAAATTGAAGTAAAAGCGTAGATGGCGGCATCGTTGGTTTTATCTACACTTCCATCCGTGTTATAGGCAATGAAAAAGAAATTGCCCGCCGAACCGAAAGTCTGAATACCCGCAGTCACATTTTCATCTATATAGTCCAGTGAGAGAGCGTAGGGATAGTTGGCATTCTTTCTACCGAAGCTCCAAATGCCCTCATTATATTCTGTGCCTGCTTCGTTAGTAAAGATTTTACAAACAAAGAACAGCCGATTATTCTTCACCGCTTTGCTGATAGGTATTCCTATCCCGTTTAACTTTTGAGTAAAGACTTCTTTTAAAACTTGAGGCGACCCGCCTGAATATCCTTGGATTATCATTGAACCGCGTCCCGCCCCGGAAGCATTGTTTAAATAGCGGTCTGTTATCCCTACCAACATCCCCTCAACAGACTCCAGCACTCGTAATTCTCCCTCACCCCAGTCAATAACTTCCTGCACATCGGGAGAGTATAGATTCCACAGAAACACTTTACTCACTCCATTATAAATGTTTATCGGCGAACAGCCGATAGCCATATAATTACCGAAGTTGCAAGCCGAGGTAATCTTTAAATTGGTTGGGAGTTTTAACGCTTGGTCTTGCACTGTTCCGCTAGGATAAATCCTCACTACGATATTGTTGTAAAAAATATACCCATTGTCGTCTTTAGCAATCAAACCTTGAGCATTGCTTAGGATAGTAGCGGAAGTATTGGCGACAGTGGTTACTCCGATAGTTGCTCCTGTGCCGGTGGAAGATGAAGTTCCAGTATTTTTTGTGCCAGTTGAATAGTTATAGCCGGGTTCAACGATAACTGCCGCCGTAACCACCCCCCCTGCCGACACAGTAGTTACAATAGCCGTTCCGCCTGTTCCGCCTTCTATATATAAAATATCGTTTACATTGTATAGAGTGCCGCCTGCTACTACGGAAATGGCTGTAATCGTGTTGTAGACTGTTCCTACTGTGCCTGCGGAGTTAGTGATGGAGGGCGTGCCAGACAATAGTCCCCATTTCCATACTTGAGTAGTGCCTTGAAAGCCCCATAAATAATCTTTGTATTCCAAGAGAGTGCCGTTCTTAACCGCTCCATTCCCCTCGGAACTTGCGGGTGTTGTCCATAAACCCGATTCTGCCACCGCTTTTTGCAGTATTTTTGTAAAACCCGTGGCTACCACTTTGCCTAATCCATAGAGTTTAGATGAAGCCGAAGCATAGAGAAAATCTTTAACCACATATTGTTTTAAGTCAGTAGCGGAGACGGCGGTAGCGTGGTCGGCTTCAAAACTTCTGTAAGGAGTTAATTTAGAAGGCGAAGTGAACACATCAAAGTGCTTGCAAATAGCAAAACCGCTTTGAGAGATTGCTCTCGGATCATCGCTGATTCCTGAAAAGAAACTGTTTTGCATTGTGGGTATTTGTTGAGCCATTAGGGTTTGCTTTGGTTAATCATTGTGCTAATTGGTTTAGACACATTTATCATCAAGGGCGTAGTTATGGTTACTTCGTTACCATAACTTGTGCCGTAAATGTTGATAGCATAAGCTCGGATGTAATAAGTAGTATTTAGAGATAATCCTGTAATCGGGGCGGTAAACGCTCCTACTGTGCCTGCGGCAGTGGCTTTATTATTAGAAGTGGTCGGTAAGGTAGTGGTTGCCCAGACTATCCCCCTTTCGGTTATTGCCGCATTTCCCCCATCTGTCACATTTCCATTTCCATTTCCAGAGGTGGCAGTTCTATCCGAAACTGCCTGCGTAGTCACAGTTGGAGGAGATAAAGTAAAATCCCATCCGCTATTACTTCCACCATCCACTGAATTGGTAGCAAGCCATGTCCCGCCATAAATATCTAAGGCATTAGATAAAGAAATACTTGTATAGTCAGAGGTAATAGTAGCTGGAGATGTAATAGTTTTTTGCAGAGTATGTGCGCCTGGACCATTACTGGTTATAGTGATTAAATTTCCTGCTGTGCCTGAAACTGTCCAAGTCTTGATTGTTTGAGTAGTACCTTGCAAAAATCGCAAAGCGTGAGCGACAGTTCCTGTATCTTTAAGTTCATTGAAAGTATTTGAATCAAAAATATAATTAGTTTCCGTACTTGTACCTCTGGCAAACCAAACATTATAATAGGTAAGTCCACCGCCATAAAAATATATGAAATCTCCAAAGGCTGAATCGGTATTAGTAAATTTTATCGTGGAAGTATTAGCGTTCAGAGTTAGATTTGCAGTGCTATAAATAGTCCACCCTCCGCCGCCGCCAGTTGAAGCTGTCAAAGTCCAAGTTCCGCTACCCATATTTAAAGTTGCCGAGCCAACTCCAATATACGCCCTAAAACCTAACATTGTTGGATTATTATTATTTGCACTAAAATTAAGTATGCCCGTGAAAGTTGCCATCTCAATAGAAACTACTGTCATATCATAGTTTGGCGTTACTGTGCCTCCGCCGCTACTAGCATCAAAAATTACATCATCAGAAGAAATCGGGACAGAAGCACCTCCCGCTCCGCCAGAAGTCGCACTCCAGTGCGTAGTTGTACTGTTATCCCATGTTCCTGTTCCACCAACCCAATAACGATTTGCAATTTTTGTTTAGTTTCCTTACGGAACAGTTAAAAATAGTAATCATCTGCTACTTCTATGTTTGATAGTCATTTTAAGCGGTTCGTCAGTCAGCCGATTTTCAAAATAATCTATCATCTTTTCTTGTTCTTTTTGAAACTCTATGCTCAAAGGTTGCAGATTCGCCAATCCGAGAGTTAATGCTCCATCGTAAGCCGAAGCGATAACGAATCCCCTATCCAACAAAGGGGGCATACCTGTTTCTCTTGTCGTGTCAGCCGCCACATAATAATAGGGGGTTCTTTGAAAGTAGAATTTAAGTCCTGCGGTTACGCTGGCAATCGGTTTCGGGTAGAGTTTAATGATATTATCGGCGATTTTATCGTAATAGAGAGGTAATCCCGCCGTTTTATTCCATTCGTCTAGTGCTACGCCGTTTAAGTTGGCTTGGTCTATCGGAATAAGTTGCCTATAAAGTCCTGAAGCATCTAAAATATCAATCCTAATAAGATTTAATATTTTATTTCCTTGCTCGTCAGTTAGAAATGAATACTCCGCTTGATTTATCACTAGATTAGTAGTTCCAATAGGCAATTTAGAGTGATTGGATGAGTCAAATTGAAATCTCCTGTCCGCTCCGATGGCGTATCCGGTAACTGTGTCAAGATAATTATTGCAAGAATTGACGATATTTTCTGTCGGCCATTGAAAAGAATCTACTCTCATTAAAGCTCTGGCTTGTTCCACTATTCCTGTTTTATCAGTTGAATTTGAAAATACAATCATTATTTTTTCTTAAAATTATTCTTAAAATCTTGGAGATGTGAGAATATGGTTGCTTGGATTTCCCCATCAATCAGTTGGATTGATTCGTAGTCGTCATACATATCTTCCAAAAAGGGTTTCATTAGTTCTCTGCCGAGCGGAATTATGCGGTCAGTATATTTTTGAGCTTTCAATGCAATTTTGTTTCTCTCCGTCTCTAGTTCTTCTTTCTTTTTTTTCAGCTCGTCGTACTTGGTGTGGAGTTCAGAAGATACTTCTTTAATCATTTTATCATAGATTTGCTGTTTCAAGGCGTTCATTTCTTTTATTGCGTCATCTACTTTCGCGGTGATAGCTTTTTCTTTCTCTAAGAGGTCGGAAATGTCAACTTTTTTTTCTTCTTCCTGGACTTGCTTGTCAGTTTCTTCCATTTCTTTTTCCAGTTGTTCTATTTCTTCTGATTTGGCGCGCCCAAGAGTAATTAACTCTGCTTTCTTGGTTAGCAATTCTTTTAAGCGGAGATTTTGGATATTCACAGTTTTAGGATAAAGCATTTTCTTGTTTTTTAGTTAATAAAGAATAACGATTCCATAATCGTGGTCTAAATCCATGTGCTACATCATATTCAATGGGCTTTGGTTTCTTGAGAATGTTTTTTACCTAACATTCCTTTATAACCTATATGTCCTTTTTTGAATTGTGTATTTTTGTTCGACATATTATTTTTCTAGTAGTTTTGCATACGCATTATACCATTTTGACGCATGACGCTCGATAGCGTAATTGGATTCCACATATTCCTTTGCCCTTTTTCCCATTTCTCGCCTTAATTCCTTATCATTTATCAACTTTTCGATTTGAGCAATCCATTCGTCAAAAGTATTGGCTAGTAAGAGATATTTTTGGTCTTCAATTCCTTGATATGGCGAATCTCCCGTAGAAAATGCTTGCGCCACAGTGGGGATTTCCAACATGCTGTTTTCAAGAAATTTAAGATTTGATTTAGCTCTATTAAAGTATGAATCAGCGCGCGGAATTATCACCATATCTAGTTTCAATTCATTCAAGTATTGATAGTACACATCACTACTGACAAAAGAGTGCCATTCTATGTTTACTTTGTTCCAAAAAGCGTATTCGTCCACATAAAGTTTTTTGTAGATTTCATTGTCGCCTTCGGGGGGCAGAGATAGGAGGACTAGACGAACCCTTTTATCGTGCTCATAGTGTTCAATTATCGGTTTCAGCACTTCCACATCAGCCGTTACGCCCACGCTTCCCGTTATGCCGATTCTTACTATATCTGTTTCGTTCCGCAAGGGTTCGGGAAAGTAAAACGGGTCTACGCAGTTCGGCAAGACTACCACATTTGGATTTAATTCAAGATATTCCTTTTTAAGAAATTCGGTAGAGCAAGTTATGAGGTCGGCTTCTTTGGCGAAAGTGTCTATACTTTTATTGAGAGTTCCCAGTCCACGCTTTACTTTCTCCTCATTCATATAATCGTTGAATTTGAAGCCTCCATAATCTTTGAAAGTATCATCATTATCCATCACCACTTTCTTGCCAGCTTTTTTGAGAACTCGCGCCATTACTAATTGTGCTTCCTTGTCGGGTCTGTGGAAAACTACCACATCTGCGTCCACCAGAGCTTTGGCTTTCTGCGAGGAGGATATTCGTTGTAATGACATTGTTGTGCGGTCGCCGTCCCAGCCATTCTCCTGGAGAGGAAAAAGACAGCGAACATTGTAACATCCTTCGAGCGAATTATTGGTGAAAAAAACTTTCATAAATTCTCTAGTGCCTCGATTATTTTCCTGTTAATAATTTCCTCCACTTTCTTGCTAATCAACTCATCCAACTTGCTTGCTTTTGGCACTTCCGCTTTCGGTAGTTCCACTGGAGACTGTACCACGGGTGTTGTGCCAGTCACAGGCGGAACAAACTCCGGCTCAACCGGAGAGATTATTTCCTTAGTCTTAGCGTTAATGATATTTCCACTAGGGTCTATTCTAACACTCTCTTTTTTTATATTCCCCGATATTTGAACTCCTCCCATAAATTTAATTGTTTCCTGTTTTGGCAGTATCTCTCAAACAGGAGTGAGTACTGCCAAACAATTATTCTAATAATTGACTTAGTTGGATGCCTGCGTGAGAATCACCACCCCTGCGTTGCCTCTGTTCTCCACAACTCCGTAGAGCAAGTCTGCGGTTGTTAGAGTAGAGAGATAATCGGGGATGTAGTTTGATTGCACACGAACACCATACCTGCCTGTCATTGAACTGCCCATTGAACCGCCAGAACCCAGTGGAGAAGTCGCAAAGTGCAAAGCGTCTCGGTGAGCTAGGGCGTTGTATCTTCCAGCCGTTCCTGAAACATATTGAATGTTGTTAGAAACATAAACCGGAATTCCATACAATGTCGCGCGCGGAGTTTTCGCTGTCGGGTCGTTTACTGGCGAGTTTACTGCCAAGCTAAACTTGTCAATGTTTTGTATTTGCTTCCAAAACACCGCCGGAGAGAGAAAGAAAGCGACATCGGTTGTAGTGTCAATTCCTACCGATTCAAGAGCGGAGATAGCCGCACGAATGTCGCTATCGGCTAGAGCGGCTGTGGAAGCACCTACTGTTGTGTCAAACCCTTTGAAAAGGTCTGCCAGTGCTACTTCTAGCTTCTTAGCCATCGTATATCCTGCGCTTCTCGCGTATTTTTCCTGAATATAGTAGGAATGCTTAACCTGGGCGGCTTCACGATCTTCAATCGCAAAGCTCACTTCATACCACTGGTCTACTGTCAAAGTAACTTTAGTATCGGTTGCGTTGTTAAGTGTACCTATTGTTATATGTCTTGCGACATAAGTTAGTCATTTCTGCTAACTTCTTATAGTTTCTTTTCCTATAAGAGCGGACTATTGCATACTCTTTCGAGTTCCTCTCGCTTAGTCTCTCACGGCGCTTTCGCTTCCGCCTCGTTGGCATTTCAGCGTTCGAGTCAATTAGAGTGGATTTTCATTGAAAAATCAATGCCGCCATCATATTAACGGCTGTTGCGTTTGACTTAGCCGCCGCCGCAAACTCAGTTAGATTTGGAGTATAGAGTGCAGAACCTCCATTCGCCAGTTCGGGAGAACGATCGATGAAGAAATCCGCAATCATCAGTTTCAGTTTGAAGAATTCGTTGATTCGCTCGCCCCAAAGTAGCTTATTGTTACTATTCCTTTCGGAATGCCCAGAGCATTTCTGCTAGGTCAATGTTTTTATTTATAGACATTGGTCGGACTATCGCATCACTTTTCAGTGTCTTTTCGTTTAGTCTCTGCAAGTCCGCGTTGATTAAGAATTTTTAACTGATTATATATTTTCGTTAACATTCTTAATTTTCAAGGTTCTTGAGGGTTGTCCTGTCGGATGTTCCCCATTGATTAGAAAAGATTTTATATCCCCCTACATTTAAGGGATAGAGCTGGCAAGCGTGGTGGTAGACATCGAGGCTGTCGGAAATGTGCCTGTTGCCATACTTTTCGACTAACATTTTATGTTTTCAATGTTAGTTATAACCCCATAACTTTTTTGAACGCCTTTTCATGCTCCTCGCGGGTCATTTCTGGCTTGATTAAGGTTTCATCTTGCGATTCACCTGAACCCTTTGAAGCTCCGAGCTTGGCTTTTTCCTTTTTCTCTTTTTCTTTCAAATCGCTTTGATAGACCAAGAATAAAGGGTCTTTGACAGCTTCCGGCAGGGGAACTCCCTTGCCTTTCGCTATCACTTTCGCCTGCTCGATTTCTTCGTCAGATAATCCGCGAGCAATCAGTTTAAGTTCGTCTGAAAGTTGTGGGTCGCTTGTAATGGGAGGATTGGCTTTAAGGGATCTTAGCTCCTCTTCAGCCCGTTTGGCTCTAGCTGTCAGTTGAGATTTTGCTTTTCGCAAATCCTCCACTTCAGCAGATTCAGCGTCCTCCTGTTCACTGACTTCGTTGCTCTCGGTAGCTTCCTCAACCTCTGTGCTTGCATCCTCTTTGTCCACAGCGACATCTTCAGCTTCTTCAGCCATAGATATTTGGCAGGTTATGCTTGAACTGCCATGCGGTTAGTCGGTTTATGCAGAGCCGATTTGCCAGAAACAGTTTAATGACTTATTTGGGTCTCAGTACATTCTACCTCCGGTAGCTTTATACATCACTGTCTTCTTCCTACCTTTTTTCTTTTTCTTTGCCATACTATCTAGCCTCGTTATACTGTTCTTTCTCTTTGACCTTAGGAGAAAATAATACTTCCAAGTTATTAAATGCTTTCTCAATTATTGTTTTAGCTTCAGCGAATCCGTAGGTGGGAGCATCACTATCTTCATCTAGCAGTCTCCCTATCGCTTCCTCTTTTAAGAATTGTATCAGATATTCCTTGACATCGTTGCGCATCACCTCATTTAAGTAAAAGTCCTTTAGAGAGTTAGGCATTAGTTAATTGTTTCTTAGGGTTCGCTTGTAATGATAGTGGACTTGGTATTGCCCCCTGTCCTCCTTGCATCTGCGCATTTTGCTCTTGTGTTTCCGCGTCCATCTTGGCTTTCTCGTTAATAGCGGACACTATGTTAATCGGACTGATCCCCGCTCCGCTTAATTCTATAATTTTTGCCAAGAGTTGTGAAGCCACAGGGTCTTGGGAGAGGTTAGGGTTAGAAGCGTAAGTTATCAGTATGTTATTTAAACTCTCTAGTGTCGCCGCTTTGTTTCTCTGTTCGCCGGTGATATTGACTGTGACTTTAGCTTTAAGATTTCTATAAAAGTCTTTGGGGATTTGGATAAACCTCTGTGATTTAGTCTGCTTGATAAAAGTATCTTGCGCCTCGTAGATAGAGTCGTAATCTTCTTGCGTAGGAAGTTTCTCTAAACCACCAGAGAGTATCTTTTCTATAATTATATCATTAGCGTTTTTAGTGGAGAACTTGTGGTCTATTTCCTTTAGCTCCTCTGGTGAGAAATCATAGGAAAGGATATGTTCTTTGGTTAATTTGCTTGCCAAGTGGGGCATAATCCAATCCTCTACAATCTCGGTGATAAATATCCCCAATTCTTGTTGTAAAGTCTTGAAAACACTATTGCTCTGTTGCAGTATCGTGGCTTGCAGTCTAAAAGGAGTGCCACTTGGAGGTGTTTCACCTCTCTGCGCCGCGTAAGCGGATGTAGTCTTTTCCAGTTGGTCATACCACTGCGTAATCAAAGCGTTGTACTGTTGTAGTCCGCCGGAGGGAAGCAGATTAAGATTAGTTATCGGTTTATTGTCTTCGTGTTCTAAAATAGTTCCATCGTCTGTTTCTGTTAAAAGATTTCTACCTTTAAGTTTCTTGCTGGCGGTTTGCCCAATTACTTTAGTGGTGTATTCCATCGCCCTTGCTTGCTTTAGAACCGCGTCATTTGTCCATACTTGGGCTTCTTCGCCTTCTTCCATCACTCCCACCCCGAAACTTCTGCCCGCTTTGGGTTTCCTAGCCAGATATTTATACACTCGCTCGGTGTCATCTTCACAGTAAAGAACTACGCATCCATCCACAAAGTTCTCTTTGCCGCTCTCTACCGGATTGCCCGCCACATAATAAAGTTGGTAGCTGTATTCTTCCTCATCCTTGCTGGTGTATTTTAATCCCATCGCGTCCTTGTAAGTGGCATGGGAGAATTCTCCTCGTATCTCAAAAATCGGCACTCGCTTGCTTGAACCTTTGCCCTTTAATTTCTCTAGCACAGTGTCAACATTCTTCCATTCGCTCATCTTCCCTATTTCATTGGCGGTCATCCAGTGGGTCTCCACGATTGCCCCTTTGATTATATCCACTTGGTCGGTCAGAGTGTTCTTCCATTCCGGCAACTCTAAAGTAAGTTCTTTATCCTTCATTACTTTCTTAACTAAGAGAGAGCCGTAGCGAGTGTGCATATCTCGCATGTCGTTTAGAGTCTTGGCAAAGTTGGTTTCCTTCATCCAAACATAAATATCCTTGGAAAGTAGCCAGCTCTCTAAATAGTGGTTAGCGTCATCGGAAGAGATTTGAATATCTTTAGTATCAATATCTTTGGCGGAGTTTTCCACATCGCAGATAGCGTTTAAGATTTGAAAAAAAGGTTTCTCTCTGCCCAGCTCGTCTCTCTGTCCGTTAAGGTACTTTGAGTTGTTATAGAACTCGATGGTTCTGATTTGTTGTTTCTGGGAAAACTTCAAACCATCTACCAAATCTATGGTTTTATCATGATTAGTCCGTATGATTTCGAGTTCTTGTTTTATATTTAGCATTATTTTTTATTATATCATCTAACGCGAACTTTTATTATTAAATCTTTGCTTGCTCTCCATTCGTTCCAGTCGCTCTGTGGGGTCAAGTTCTTCCCGTACTCTATCTTCTCTAAAATAGATTTCTTTTATTATAGCATATTCGTCTTTATCATTAAGTGTGGGACGTTTCATCGAGTTTGAGGAGTTAATTGTTTTAATCGCGATAACATTCTATCAGCTTTTTCTTCTTCCATACCTTTACTTGAATTATTTACCATTGTGAGTAAGACATATCTAATTCCCGCCATGGAGTGGTTAGCCGATTTTGGGTCTTCCACATTTAGGATTTTAGCATTTTTATCCACCATCCATAAATAGTTTCTGTATTCTCTAAGAGTATTAGCCGACCTTCTGGTGATTGATATTCTTTGATTCTGAACTATGCCGATGCTCCATTTTACAAAAGTTTCTGTTTTAGATTCTCCTCTCTGTTTAGATACTCCCACGATATTAACTCCGAAACTTCTTATCTCATCAATACTTTTAGGTTCTGCCGAATCGGCAATTACTAAAGTCTGCGGTATTTCTAAACTCAAAAGAAAATCCGCCAAAGGTTTATTCAACATTCCTCTTTGGTAAAGCTGTTCATCCACAATATACCCTCCGTTGTATTCATAAACATCTCCTATTGAGCTGGGATCATTGGTATAACCGAAATCCAACCACCTCGCTATCAGTCTGGCTTCGTGCGGAATCTCATCAATGATATTCCAATCCTTGTATATCCTAGTTGTGATAATTCCAAGTTTTCCCTCGCCATACACTGTCCACCATTCTTTATTATTCCTGTGCGCCAGGATTTCATTCTTAGAAACTTCATCTAACGCTTCGTTGTCTAAAAAGGTGAGAATTATGAAATCAATATCTTCTCTCTTGCCTTGCATCTCCGTATAGAACCAAAACTCCTCGCTGGGATTCCAGTCCATCCATACTATCTTTCTGGTTCTAGTAATGAGCTGGTCGGCGATGATATAGGGGATATTGTTTGCTTCATTTAAGAAAAGGATGTCTCGTCTCGGCCCGTGGGCTTTGCCGAATTTATCAAAAGAAATGAACTCTAGGAAACTTTTAGTGCTGAAAGTGTAGATATGTTTAGTTTCATTCCAGCAATTATCATCCCAGTAGCCGTTAGCTTTCATTATGTTCTGAAAGTCTCTGATCGCTCCGAGTAATAAATGGGGGACACTCTCCGCTACTACTGTGCATATCTGCCCATCTACACTTTGACAATAATCAATAAGCCAAACTAGGATAGAGATAGTTTTACTAGCCGAAGTTCCGCCACTTACAGCTCTAATTCGTCTCTTGAGCTGGAATATCTTTTTGGTCGCTGTCGTGTTTTGAAATGCCGCCATAAATAGGGATTACCTCTATCTTCTCTCCTAGACTTGTAATATCGTCTTGGGGATTTCCTTCAGCCATTTTGAATAAATCTATTTTACTCATCCCATTAAAGAAATCTTCCCTCTCCTCATCTGTCATCGTGCGGAATTTTAATCTGGCGTATTCTTTAAGTGAAATACCTTGCGGTCTGCCAGATGGATTGCCACTTTGCCCTTTCTTATATTGATAAGGTTGTAATTGAGGAGGAACTTTACTGTTATTTGGCTGTTCTCCAGCTATTTTATTATCTTCGTTCATTCTAAAACTATACAACTACTTTTATTTATTGTCTATCTTTTTCTCTTTAAGTTGCTCCATTAGTTCTTCGTATTGTTTAGAGCTTACCCAAGCAGTCCCTTTCCATTTTATCATATATTCATTTTCTAATCTCATTCTTCTCTGGCCGAATTTTTCTTCCCAAATATCGCTGTGGACTTTTAAGTCGGGTTCAAACTCTGTGTATTTATATCCATCCAACCATTTCGTTTCTAACATTATTGCCGTATTTTTATCGTGGACTCTTGGGAGGTTTGGTAGTTCTTTGGTTACGAATTTCCCCTGGTAGTGGAAATTTCCCGCCGTTAAAACAACATTTCCCTCTATTGCGAATAACTTATCAAATAAAGAAATATCTTTTATTAGAGTTGTATCCATTAGAAAAATAAATTCAGCGAAATTTTCTTTTCCTCTTTGGATTCCCGCAATCTCCCAACCATTCCAATCATTTATAATTATATCATACCGTCGGTTGAAATAGGATAAGTCAGGAGTGAAGTTATCGTTGCTTACAATTAAAATATCATAGGGCGTTTCTTTGATACTTTCCAGTAAAGGTTGAAGAAAAGCGTGGGTATAGGAACTTGTGCAAACGATTATTCCTCTTTTCATATCGTTATAATTAAATCCGGTAATCCCACTCGCTGTATTATCCTATATCCGTCTTTTTCAATTACTTTCTTCAACGCTTCGCTTATATCTTTTCTGGTGGCGAAAAAATCTCCATGTGTCCAATGCTTTCTGTCAATAAATATATCGTGGGTGTCCTTTAGAGCTTCTTTCATTATCTCTCTATCCTTGTCTCCGTGCCATTCGCCTCTAAAGTGTTTGACTAGGTTTAAGTGTGGTTTGAATTTTGTCAATATCTGACCTTCCATTCCTTCGGTGTCAATCTTCAGTAAATCTATCTGGGGGAAATTGTATTTGTCCATTATGTCCTTTAGAGTGCTTGCCTTGACTTTTATCTCGCCAATTTTCTCACTACCCATTGGCTCAAACAAGTCCCACCTAAAGTTTCCGTCCACATGATGATTGCCCTGCCAGCGGCACACATTAAATACCACTTCCTTTCGGTCATCTCCAATAATAGCTTCTTCCACATAAATAAGTTTATTGCCTGTGTTAAGTTTAGCATATTTCATCAACTCTGGTTCGGGTTCACAGACTAGAATTTTCGCTTTGGGATAGAACTTTTGGAATTGAACAGAAGCCGTGCCTAAGTTTGCGCCAATGTCCACGATGAAATCAATTTGTTTATCATAAGAGAAAAGTTCGGCGATTTTGTATTCATCCTCTGTGATAATCGCAGTTTCATGAGCATCCGCGCATAGGCGCAATTCTTTACTTGCTTGGAGCATTTTCTTTTGTCGTTTTATAAAATTGTAAATGGATGTCTCCTGTTGTGGTTAAATACTGACGGGTAGTATGATACGAATAATGCGTTACGAGAGCATCTCCGCAAAGAAAGTTCGGTCTTTTCAACGCTTCAGGTATTTGCCATGCTAGTTGAGGCTCCTCAATATAACCTGGTCTTAACTTGTCCCTACCCCACCAAGCAATGCAACAGATTGAAAATCTTTGATACTCGTCAAGACTTTTACTGGGAAGATAATACGCGCTCAAAGTATTTTCCAAATAGTGTTTTTTAAAAGTTGAATGAATTAAATCACAAAATCTTCCATCTGTGTAATTAAAAGCGTCCAGGTAAGCATAATCAGGGTCGCTCTTTGTATATCTTCTCACCTTGCCCGCCTCCTCGGAGAGCGCTCCGTTTTCTTGATGCCACGAAT